AGAGATTCAGCGAGCCGGCGCTCTGGAAGCCATTACAATGGGAATTGACGTAAAGACAGCGCCGTATATTCTTAAAATGGCGGATATGAGCGGAGTTACCGGAGAAGACGGAAAGATCAATCAGGAGGCGTTGAAAAACGCTATAGCAAAGGTATTAGAAGACATACCCCAGTTAAAGCCGCAGGTCGGCGGAGCTAAAGGCTTTAAATTCGGGGCCGATGGAGATTCCGGAGACAATAACGCGAACAACGACGCTCTTAAAGCGGCGTTCGGGCTTTAATACAAGAAAGGATGATATAAATGGCAGTATATGATTACGCGACAACCTTTACAGGCTTGCTTCAGGAGAAATATTCAAAGGAGCTTTGCTCAGACGCACTGACTAAGAGCAATATGCAGGTGCAGTTTATCAATGCTCAGACTATCAAGCTTCCAAGAATGACGCTTAGCGGTTACAAGGATCACTCGAGAACGCCGGGCTTTAATTCCGGTACTATGTCAAACGATTGGGAGCCTAAAAAGCTTGAACATGACAGAGATATAGAGTTTTTCATCGATCCGATGGATATCGACGAAACTAATCTCACGCTTTCAGTTGCAAATATTCAGAACACATTTGAGACTGAGCGTGCTATTCCCGAAAAGGACAGCTATCGTTTTTCTAAGCTTTTTGCGGAGCTTACAACTTACGGCGGAAATATCGACGCTACCGTTTTGACAGCGGCTAATATACTTGATAAATTTGACGATATGATGACCGCAATGGACGAGGCGGCAGTGCCGGAGGAGGGCAGAATTCTGTACGCAACTCCGACTGTCAAAAAGCTTCTTAAACGCGCGGAAGGTATTCAGCGTAATATCGATGTGAGCAGCCAGTCGGGAATTGACAGGCGGGTGCATAGTCTTGATAACGTTGAAATAAAAAGCGTTCCATCCGCCAGAATGAAAACGCAGTACAATTTTACGGACGGCTGTACTCCGGCAGACGGGGCAAGACAAATAAACTTTATTCTTATTCATCCATCCTGCGTTGTTTGTAGGGATAAGTACAGCTATATCAAGCTTTTTACTCCTGGAACAGACAGCAGGACCGCAGACGGTTATTTGTATCAGAACCGCAATTACGGGGATCTGTTTTTGCTTGAGATGAAAAAAGACGGTTGTGCAATGAACGTAGAGCCGGCAACTGTTGAGGAAGAGAATACGGAACAGGAAAGCGTATAAGGAGATGATAAAATGAAAGCGATAAAAGGAAACAAGGTATACGATATAACCGAACAGGAAAAGCAGTCGTACATAAGCCGCGGCTTTGATATACAAGACGAAGACGGAAATATAGTTTCCTACGGCAAAGGCAAAAGCGTACCGTTCAGCGAATATGAAAAGGTAAGATCAGAGCTTGAAAAGCTGAAAACCGAACGTGAAACGAAGCCGCCTAAAAAGGAAAACAAATGATGTACGCAGACAGCGCATATTATGCCGACGTCTACGGCGGTACGACAATACCGGAAGAATCTCGTAATAAATACCTCGGTTTTGCGTCAAGACACGTTGATTCCCTGACCTACAACAGGATAGTGGGCCGGGGATTTTCTGAGCTTACGCCTTTTCAGCAGAACATTATCCGCGAAGTGGTTTGTCTGCAAGCGGATTTTGAATATGAAAATGCCGACGAAATCGGTAGTATACTTTCCGGCTATAGTATCAACGGGGTATCGGCTCAGTTTGGAAGCTCGTGGAACGTTTACACGGATAAAGGGGTAGCAATAAGGAGCGATGTTTACGCGCTGCTGTCCCAGACAGGTCTGTGCTGCAGATTAATGAGGTGATTAAATTGAAATATCCGTGTCTTGTGCCGAAAAGACTGTGCAGAACTCCCGTTATCGTTGAAATAGAACAGGAAGGGCTTAATAAATACGGAGAGCCGAATAAAAGCGTTGTTATAAAAGAAATGTGCAATTATCAGGATAGCGGCCAAACAATTCTCACCGCTGAAAAAAAGCTTATACAACTTTCCGGTACAGTTCTTTTCACCGGCGATATAGCGCCTGAAATACCGAATATAACAGGCGGTACGGTAACGGTAAACGGAAGTTTAAGGCGTATTTTTAAAGGACAAAAGGCGAGAAATCCTGACGGCTCCGTAAATTATACAAGATTGGATCTGATATAATGCAAAAAAATGTAAGCTGTAATATAAAGCTGAATGAAACAGCTATTAAACAGCTTGAACGCGCGCAGATAACGGCTCTTGAAAAAACTGCCGAATTTATCCACACCGATGTTGTGCAATCGCAGACGATACCGTTCGACGTGCCGACGGAAAAAGAAAAAGCGGC